TCAATCATTATGGTAATATACGCAAAATGACAAAGTGGCAAAGAATTAAAGATAAGTGGAGAGGTCGCTGGAGAGCATTACAAAAAGGTATGCCTTTTGATGGCGCATTTGATCACTCTATGGATCTTTATGTAAAAAACATCTCTAAGAATGTAGAAGAAGAATAAATAAATGATTGAAAGACTTTTCGATGACACGCTGTGGATCTACACAGCAATATTAGGTTCTTTGATTGGCGCGGCTTTTCTAGCATACTTCAAAGATACAAGAGCAGGCTTATGGTGTTATGCTAAGTTAGACCAGACTCTTGATTATCTTGTTGAGAGATGGGGTTGGACTTGGTTTGAACAGCCTACAGATGCATGGAGAAAGAAGTATCCATATGTCACAAAGAAAATAGACGAACTCGAAAAAAGAATAGAGGAACTCGAAAATGGAAATGGAAAATAAATGCGAATGCGGTCATGACTGTCACTGTGGTGGCGATTGCCAAGAATGTGTAAACGATGTTTGCACAGAGTGTAAATGTAAGGACAGTCAGGATGGAAAATCAACAGATATTTGATTATATCAACGATTTGAGAAAAGAATCAAAAAAGGAACACGAGTTGTTGCATAAGCGTATCTCTGATATGAAGGACGAACTTCTTTCAGAAATGAAAGAGATTCGTGCTGAACAAGCACAAGTAAACAGACGCATGGATGAGCGAGTGACCGCTCTAGAGCGTTGGAAGTGGACTATTGTAGGCGGCGCAATAGTTCTTGGTTTCATTTTATCTGGTGGTATTGAAGCAATACAAAATATTTTGTCTTGACATTCTAAGACTTCTTCTCTATAATCAACTACATTATGAGCAATTATATTGATTTGAAATACCTGAATCAACTGTCAGGTCAACTTTCGCAGTTCAAGCGAAAAGATAACAATCTATTTAACTTTCGCTGTCCTTTCTGTGGTGATAGCGAAAAGAACAAACTCAAAGCAAGAGGCTATGTGTTTCTTGTTGAGGGTGCTTATTTGTATAAATGTCATAACTGTGGAACTAGTGCTAATGTAGATCAACTAATCAAGTATGTAAGTCCTCAAATTTACAAGGAATATAGAACCGAAAGGTTCATGGACAAGCGTGGAGACACCAGGAAGACGCCAACGACTCATACTGGTATAAAGTTCAGCAATAGAAATTATCACTTAAAAACGCCTCTTAAATCGCTGAAAAAGATTTCACAATTACCCTTTGATCATCCTGCAAAACAGTATGTTGAGAAAAGAAAGATACCCAAGGAGTATCATCGTAAGTTATTTTACGCACCAAAGTTTGCTCAATGGGTGAATAGTATCATACCAAAGAAACTCAATGAGAAGTATGATGAACCTCGTCTGATCATACCTTTCTTTGATGAACAAGAAAGGCTGATTGGTTTTCAAGGTAGAGCGTTTGGTAAAAGTGCTGTCAAATATATCACAATCATGCTGAATGAGAATGCTATTAAAGTATATGGTCTAGAAGATATCGACAGATCAAAGAGAGTTTACATCACAGAAGGACCTATAGATAGTATGTTTCTGCCTAATAGTCTTGCTATGGCTGGTGCTGACATGAAATCTTTGTCTCTACAAGATGTTGTGTATATATACGATAATGAGCCTAGAAGTAAGCAGATATTGAGTAAGATTGAAAAAAATATTTCTGCTGGTCATGCAGTATGTATCTGGCCGAGTTTTTTACAAGAAAAAGATATTAATGATATGATACTATCAGGAAAGACGGTTTCAGAGGTCCTGAGAATTATAAATGATAACACATTTCAAAATTTAAAAGCGAAAGTGAAACTCGCAGAGTGGAGAAAAGTATGAATGTAACATTGATTGATAGTATGGGAACTGATCTGACAGTGGTGAATGCCGCTAGAGTTTCGTTTTCAAAGAAGTCGCAGTGGCAAAGATGTGTGCCAACAACTGAATCGTATGAACTATCTGATAGAGATAAGAAACTGATTCGTTATCTCGCTGAACATAACCACTGGTCTCCCTTTGGACACGCATCATTGCAGTTTCATATCAAAGCGCCTGTGTTCGTAGCAAGACAACTGGTAAAGCATCAAGTGGGTCTTGTATGGAACGAAGTAAGTCGTAGATATGTAGATGATGAACCAGAGTTTTACATTCCGAAAGAATGGAGACTCAAAGCAGAAGATAAGAAGCAAGGTAGTAGTGATGAAACTACTACATATGATATCAACTCTACCATAATGTTCTGTAAAGAGACATATCAGAATCTACTGAATAAAAATATTGCGCCAGAAATGGCAAGAATGGTTTTACCGCAAAACATGATGACAGAGTGGTATTGGAGCGGCACTCTATTCGCTTTCGCAAGAGTTTGTAATCTTAGATGTAAAGATGACACTCAACTTGAAACTCAGATTATAGCAAATCAAATTAGTGAACTAGCAAAGAAAAAGTTCCCTGTTTCATGGGAACACCTAACAGACGGAGACAATAACAATGAATAATTATCTACCTACTCAATATCAAGAGTTCATTCACCTATCAAGATATTCTCGTTGGTTGCCTGAAAAGGGCCGCAGAGAAACTTGGACTGAAACTGTGGGTAGATATTTTGACTTTTTCAAAGAGCATTTAGATGAGCAATGTAGTTTTTCTCTTGACGATAAAGATAGAAAGAAACTTGAAGAAGCCGTTTTGTCTCTGAATGTTATGCCATCTATGCGTTGTATGATGACTGCTGGTGAAGCACTCAAGCGTGAGAACATTTCCGGTTATAACTGTTCTTATGTTGCTGTCGATAAAGTAGGTGCGTTTGATGAAATTCTATACATTCTTATGAATGGAACTGGTGTTGGGTTTTCTGTTGAAAGACAAGATGTAGCAAAACTTCCTGTAGTTGCGGAAGAGTTTCATGAAACAGATACAACTATTGTCGTTCCAGACAGCAAACTAGGATGGGCAAAATCTCTGAAAGAACTGATTCATCTTCTATACGCAGGTCAGATTCCTTCTTGGGATTTGTCAAAGGTTCGTCCAGCAGGTGCACCACTCAAAACATTTGGTGGTCGTGCTTCTGGTCCAGAACCTCTAGATCAACTATTTCGTTTTGCTGTAAACATCTTTAAGAATGCATCAGGTCGAAAACTCTCTTCACTAGAGTGTCATGACCTTGTATGTAAAATCGCAGAGATCGTTGTTGTCGGTGGTGTTCGCCGTTCAGCACTTATCTCTCTTTCTAATCTAAGCGATGATCGTATGAGAGTCGCTAAATCAGGACAATGGTGGGATGATCATGCACAAAGAGCCCTCGCAAACAACTCGGCCTGTTACACGGAGAAGCCGGAAATCGGCGTCTTTATGGACGAATGGAAATCCCTTTACGACTCGAAGTCTGGAGAAAGGGGAATCTTTAACCGTCAGTCTGCCCAACAACAGGCTGGTCGTAACGGTAGACGAGACCCAGAATGGGATTTCGGCACGAACCCATGTTCAGAAATCATCCTAAGAAGCAAACAGTTTTGTAATCTTTCAGAAGTTGTTGTTCGTGCTTCAGATAGCATGAACACGCTAAAGAAAAAAGTAGAACTTGCTACTATTCTTGGCACATTTCAATCTACACTGACTAACTTCAAGTATTTGTCTAGTCAGTGGATCAATAATACAAAGGAGGAAAGACTACTTGGTGTTTCTCTCACTGGTATTATGGACAGCACTCTCACTAATGGCAAAGAAGAAGGCCTCGAAGCGAGACTTGAAGAACTCAAAAAAGTTGCTGTAAAAACAAACAAAGAATGGGCAGAGAAACTAGGTATTCCACAATCAGCCGCTATCACTTGTGTCAAACCTTCTGGCACAGTGTCACAGTTGGTTGATTCTGCATCTGGTATTCATGCTAGACATAATCCTTACTATATTCGCACAGTTCGTGCTGACAAGAAAGATCCTCTCGCACTCTTCATGAAAGATGCTGGTTTTCCTGTCGAAGATGATGTGATGAAGCCAGAACATACCTATGTGTTCTCTTTCCCAATGAAAGCACCAGAACACGCTGTAATGCGTACTGATATGGATGCTATTGAACAACTAGAACTATGGCTAATATATCAGAAGCACTGGTGTGAACACAAACCATCAGTTACCATCTCTGTGAAAGAAAATGAATGGATGGATGTTGGTGCTTGGGTATACAAGAACTTTGATTGGATGAGTGGTGTATCATTCTTGCCATTCTCTGACTTTGTATACAAGCAAGCACCATATCAAGATTGTGACGAAGCAACATACGAAGCGGAACTTGCGAAGATGCCTAAGTCTGTTGACTGGACACAACTCGCAATGTATGAGCAAACTGATATGACCGAAGGCGCACAAGAACTTGCTTGTGTAGCAGGCGGATGCGAAATCTAACTCCCTGTATCAAAGTCTGCTCATTAGACACAAATAACGAAGGCATCCTACAGTGTGTAGGGTGCTTTCGCACTCAAGATGAAATACGAGAATGGCTCATAAAGACTGATGGTGAAAAACTTTACATCATAGAACAATGTAAAGAAAGAAAGGAATCTTATGAGAAAAGTATTACATACAATATTGACTAAAGGAAAGTTTCTTAAAACTGATAACGGTAAGAGAGACTGGATTGTGGTTGATAGACAAGACGATAAGGTTGTTTTAGGATGTATTACATCGTATAAAACTATCTCTGAAAAAGAAGCAATGAACTGGAATATTCTTGACGAAGAAGAAATTCATTTACCTAAAAATAAAATCTCATAAATACTCACGAACTCTTCAATAACGAAAGGTATCAATATGCATCCAGTAGACGAAATGGTATATGAACTTGAATGTGATTCATGTGGCGTATTATATGAACTCATTGTAGAAGGCTCTGAAAAGAATGAACCTGTCTATTGTGCGTTCTGTGGATCAGAAATGGATATTGAACTTGACGAAGAAGAAGAGAACTATGATGATGAGTATGATGAGTTAGATTTTGACGATTACAGAGATTGATTACGATAATCCTTGGACATTTAATAGTAAACCATTTACTTCAGAGGACATACGAGAGTATGTAGGGTTTGTTTATGTCATCATTAGGAAAGATAATGGCCGATGTTATATTGGCAGAAAGTATTTCCACACACTACGCAAAGCAAAGGGAAAGACGAAGAGAGTTCGCAAAGAGTCGGATTGGAAGACTTATTACGGCTCTTCAAAAGACTTGCTTGAAGATGTACGAGAAAATGGCAAAGAAAACTTCCAAAGAGTAATTTTGTCTTTACATACGACAAAAGGTGATGTAAACTATGAGGAAGTTAAACAGCAGTTTCTAAACAATGTTTTAGAAGACACTAAATATTACAATGATAACATTAATGGTAAGTGGTACCGCAAAGCGGAACACATAGTTGAAGGGCGAACATATAATGAAGATTTCAGACTTTGAAAAAGTAAAGAAATTCCCATACATTCCAGGAGACGATGACACGATGGCGGCTCGCTTTCGTGAACTAGACTGGCTTGCTCCAATGATCAACGATACAGGATGGAATCTAGAGTTCGGTGTTCACACTGGACAAACCATCAACTGTATTGCTACTGCTCGACCAGACTTAGAGTTTGTCGGCTTTGATTCGTTTGAAGGTCTTCCAGAAGACTGGGACATGGGGCAAAAAGTAGTATCAACCAAAGCGTTTGATCGAGGTGGTGAACTACCAGAAGTTACAGAAAATGTATCTCTCGTAAAGGGTTTCTTTGATACCTCTTTACCAGAGTGGTTGAAATCAAAAGCGGAGCATGGATATGAACGACCCAAACCACAAAATGAGAGTATATCTTATCTACACATTGATAGCGATATCTATTCTTCTTGTGTTACAATCTTTGAGCATCTAAACGACTATATCAAGCCTGGTTGCATCATTCGATTTGATGAACTGTCTTGCTGGCGATATGTATTTCAAGAAGCATCACCATCAAAGTTGCAGAGAGTTTATTATACAACTTGGCAAGATCATGAATGGAAAGCATTGAACGAATGGACGGACAAGAATGATAGAAAGGTAGCACCACTCTGTCGAAACTGGTTTCAGTCAGGAACAGTGATCGTCACACAATGATTATCTCACACAAATATAAGTTTATCTTTGTAAAGACACGCAAGACTGCTGGATCAACATTCGAGAAGTTGATTCGTCCTTACTTGGGCAAAGACGATATCTGCACAGGCTCTACAAGAGATGGAACAGAGCCTCTGAATTGTAAACCAGATATGAATGGTCATGTCTCTATTGGAAAAATTTTAGAGAACTCATTTATTGATGAGCATTCTGGTTATGATTATATTACAATTGAAAGAAATCCATATGACAAAGTTGTAAGCAGTTATTACTGGCATCAGACTGTTAAGTCAGAACAGTTTGGTAATATGGACTTTGAGACATATGTTAAGACTTGTAATCTTTTGCCTGTGGATTGGGGTTTGTATACCATAAAGGGTGAAATACCAAAGCACATGAAAATCTTTAAGTATGAAGATATGACAGAACTTTATATGTGGTTTAAGAAAATGAGGGGTGTGAATTTACTTGACAAAGTGGCCCAAACTAGATTAAAATCA